CAGACTTCATCCTCGAGAGCGCTGTCGAGTTTGCCTTCAGTTGGGGAAAGAAGTACCTCCGTAAGGAGTTCTTCAATCCTCTGCAGGTCACCTGTTCACCAGGTTCCTGCTCTCGTTATACGAGAGCTGATGGCGGCACGACTAGCGCCCTCGCTGAAGACCTCTGGTAACCAGCGATGGATCCCGAGACGGATCGGCCGTTCCTCTTGCGAGGACTAGCGCGGTCTGAGCTCACCGCAGAAGAACAAAGCCTTTGGCAGGTTCTGCGAAGCAGCACCGAACCAGGCGTCCCAGCCCAGGCTCCGATGGCGGTAATATATCTCCGCCACTGGACTGAGCAGCTCTCTAAACACGAGAGAGGGTCGTCAGGATCGGTTGTGGCTGTTCCGGAGAGAGGACTCAAGGTGCGAATCGTGACGAAGCACGACCCGCACATCTTGCAGCCCGCTCACGCGGGCAGGCACACGCTGTTCCGAGGATTAGCCAAAGACCCTCGAGTTTCCACTGTCCTCAGTGGTGACCACCACCAGGCTGTTCGGAATGTCTTTAAGACCCCGAAACCACTATGTCGCGGCTGGAAGATTCTGTCTTCTGACCTGACATCCGCTTCAGACCTTCTACCTCATGATTTGATTGAGGCACTTCGAGAAGGTCTTTGTAGCGGCGCACGAGCGCCGGACTGGGTCCGGCGCACGATGCGTGTGGCAACGGGTCCCTAGGACCTCCGTTGGCCTGATGGAACAGAGGCAACCTCGGGTAGGGGGATCATGATGGGTCTCCCTTTAACCTGGTTCTTCCTCTGTTTGGTCCACCTCTTTTGGATAGAAGAGGCAACTCGAGGGTTGGAGAAAGGTCTGGCTGAAAGAGCCGCCGTGTGTGGAGATGATCTCATAGCACACTGGCCTCGGTTAGCCCTTGATCGCTATCACCGTGTCTTGTCGCTTTGCGGCGCCAAGATCTCAGAAGGGAAACACTTCGTCTTTGAAGAGACGGGTGTGTTCACGGAGAAAGCTTTCTAGGTGCGCCGAGGGGCGCCACTTTTCAAAGACCCGACTCCCGCCGAGTTCTTCTTGGACGGTGTTGCCAGAGCCCCCAAGGAAGGTTATCTTTCCTCTCGTGTGCGATTTAGCTCCGCATTTCCATTGCGCGGGCTCTCTCGTCCAATCGAGAAGTTAGATGTGCCAACCTGGGCCGCTCTCGGTAACACCGTCGGAGCGTTATTGCGGGAATAACCCGGCGTCCGGCCGTCCGTGAGGCGTGTGGTCGAGGTGCTCTACCCTGGA